CTGTCATCATCTGCATCAAGAACAACTGCGGCAATCTCTTTCCAACCCAGCTTCTTTGCTGCTTCAAGTTGATGGTTTCCGGCGATAACCGTAAAAGTTCCATCCTCATTGTCTTTAACAACAATCGGTTTGACTTGGCCAAACTCCCTATACGAGGCGGCTATTGCTCCAATGTCTCCACGACGTGGATTGCCTTCAAGAGGTAACAGCACATCAACTGGCTTAGCAAGCTTTTTGATTGATGGGTGTATTTCCACTGTTAGTCCTTTAAGCGAAGAAGGGCACTAATTGAGCCGTCCTCATTCTCGCGCTGAATCTCGATACCCAAAAGCTCAACTACGTATTCGGAGATGTTTGACATTTGCTGAACAAGCTCGCCTACCTCGGAGTCCGTCATGTCGTCCCTGTAGGTAATGTCAAGCAGGCTTTCCTTGATGTTGTTCAAGACTTTTAGGTGGATTTCCGCGAAATTACTGCTATCTGAAGGCATTGCAATATCGTAGCAGCCCTGTTATGCTCTAATCACCAGGCCCACGGGCATGCGTTAACGAAAAGGAAAATACATGACAGCACAGGTAACCCTTATTGGGAATCTCACAAAGGACCCAGAACTCATGGTGTTCGACAGCGGAAAGACCAAGGTCTCTTTCTCTGTGGCGGTAAACCGTCGTTGGACAGATGAGTCGGGTGAGAAGAAAGAAGTCACCAGCTACTTCGATGCAATTGCGTGGTCGTACTCCGCAGATGACATTGCTCGCGTCCTCTCAAAGGGCAACAGCGTCATTGTGAACGGTCGCCTTGAGCAGCAGACATGGGATGACAAGACAACTGGCGAAAAGCGCTCAAAGGTGCTTGTTGTTGCCGACAACGTTGCTCTTGCTCTCCGAAACATTGAAAGCTACGAGCGTCGTCAAATCAAAGAAGGTCAGACTTCAATCCCAGCGCAGAAGACTGCAACGGCAAGCCGACCAGCAAACCGTCCGCAGATGAAGCGCCAAGACAGCCAAGAAGAACCTTTCTAGTTCTCTAACAAGAGATACCAAATCCCCTCTGGGTGTTCTGATGAGCTCACCTAGAGGGGATTTTTGGCGTTTATAGGCAAGAAATCTCATGTTTTTTTAAAACCCAATAAACACAAGGGTCATACGAGGTTGTTTTGCCCTGATTGATTGACAAAAGTTGGGATTACCCGACACCAAGGGGTATAATTTTGTATGGAGATTAGTTACTAACTCACATAGGGCATTGCAGTTTACGCCCGCGCTTTATTCCCCAAACAAAGGAAAAGGAAATTGCACACAATTCACGGATATGGAATCTCTTTACTCTTTTTTATAACTGGGATGGTAATCCCAACAGAAAAGGTTGAGGCTCCACACGAGTCCGGTCAGACCGTGGAAATTACAGAAATCTCAGTAGAGGCAGACGACGTCGTCCTTAGTCAAGGCCAAGCAATTCGGGAATCCGAAGCTTCCTTTAGGGCACAAAAAGACCTTCCTCAAATGCCCCCAGTCCGCAACGACCACGATGGTCGCCGTAAGGCTGTTCCAGAAGACCCTCAGAAGCGTTGTCCGCGCCTAGAACCAGTGTTCGAGGCTTATGGGCTATATCCAATCCAAACGTGGTCCTACATCGCTTGGAGAGAGTCTGGATGCCGTCCTAAGGCCCAGAACGCTACATGGGACGCCAATGGCAATATGACCTACGCCCTAAACAAGAACGGCTCATACGATACTGGCTTGCTCCAAATCAACTCCTCGTGGAGGTCAGTAACGGCCAAGGTTTGCGGAGAGGACGCTGTAGAGAACAAGATGCAGGGTCTCAAAACCCTCCACTGCAACCTGATGGTCGCTCGTTACATTATGGAACATAGCTCAGGCGGGTTGTCTAACTGGAGGATGTGAACTCCGTAGTCACAACAAAGCCGTCTCTTTCATTGTCTGGCGGAAGCTCAGAAACTACCATCAGTCGCTTTACCCACCTGTCGTAGCCGTCATAACGAGGGCTAAATGGCAATCTGCCATGAACGGTTCGGCGGTTATCTATAACCATGACGTCTCCAGCCTCAAGCGCAACCTTCTGGGTGCATTTGGCTATAGCGATGATTAGCTCATCAAGAGCATCGTTGGCTTCCTGTGTCTTGCCTCTCATGAAGAACTCGTCAAAGCAAATCTGGAATCCATCTTCATCTTCCGAGAGTATTGCTTTGGTTAGCTCTACATCTGGCTCTCCATGCATTCTGAAACTGTCGTCAACTTTTGTTATGAACTGCGGTTTCTTAAGCTCTTCAACTGCGGCTGGCGAAAGACATTCAACTATGTCAAATACATCCGCATAAGTCGTGTAGGCGGTTTCATCTCCACGTAAACACATGAGTAAAACGAAATCTGGTTTATACGGGTGAAAAGCAGTCTCGGTGTGAAGCTGAAGAACAACCTTGGATGAAGTTGAAATCTGTTGTGACTCTGTCTTGAAAACTGGAACTATGTTCTGAATCAGCAAGCCATCCTGCTCTTGCTTGTATGAGATTGGATAACCGATTGAGGAGGATATTAAAAGCAACATGTGGTCGGCGACTTCTGTCTCTTCAGCACCGTATGGAGTTGCGGGTGTTTTTGGAATATCGCCTATAGGGATGTTCTTATGTATGAGTGGAGTATCTAGTGAATCTAATTGCATGGCCATTTACCACAAGTACTCCACAAAAGCGTGCACTTCTGTCTTTACTTCATCTCTGTGAAATGGGTCAAGAACAGAACCCCTCAATTTTTCTGCTATATCCGGACGAGATTCGTTCAGTAGGTTGAAATAAACCTGTCCATACCTTATTGATTTATCTTCTTGCGAGAGCTTGTTGTACTTGATGCTGGCGTCTGCAAGGAAATCGTTAAACGAGATGTATTCAATAATCATGACGGCAGTCTACTGGTCTAAGCGCTCTCCGCACTTCTTACACTTTGTCATCCATGGATAGCTAACAATGAACTGCTCTGGGTGCGTACATTCAAGCAATCTGGCCGATTCTGCATCAGCCAATGCCCTAATGAACTCAGCCAAAGAAACACCTTGAATTTCAGCCGCCTGCTTCCATCTGTCATGGTTGCGTTCAGACGTGCGAACAATGACCTGTTTCTGTGCTGGTTCACCAGGTTTTGAGCCAGTATTCGAGCGCCTGCCCATTGAGATGTTCTCGGCGACTTTATCCATTGCGGCTTCAATGTTGTCAGACGTCATGTCGTTCTGCTCATTCATGTGCGACAAAGATGCTTTCACCTTCAGTATTGCGTTGTTCCAGCTCTCGTTCAAGTTCATTCACCCGTTTCCTTAATTTCACAATTTCTATAACCGCCATTGAATGCAACCTTAGCTCAGAGTCACTTGCTGGGACTCTGCTTTCAAGCCAGTCAATGATGTCTATCTCAGTCATCAAACTCTTCGTCATCTTCAATTATTTCTGCATCCACAATTGGTGCTAATTCACCAACCTCACCGAGGAGCTTATCAACATATTCTTTGGAGATTACCCCAGAAGAACCCATGATTGCCAATAGCTTCTTGGCCTCTGCCTCTGGACTGAACTGTTCGGCTGCCGTAGTAGGTATTGCACCTGCAAGTGTCGCTCTAATCGGAGCACTTGAACCAACGTCCATCTGGATGTTTACGTTGTTCTGCTCCATGCCAAGAAGCTTTGAACGCCTATCCATGATAGACAACACCTGCTGTATCGCCTTTAGGTCTGGCTCAGCAATGATTTCTGTTCCATCATCCAGGGTCTGTTTACGTGGTTGGGTCAAAGGCCAAATTGCAGTCTGCAAAGCATCAAGTCTTTCAAGCTCCATACGCAAAACTTCTGGGTATGCCATGAGCGCTTCTTTGTTGAGCTTCTCAAGCTGTCTGCGGACAGCCGTGCCAACAGTTGCCGAGGTAATGCTGAAACGTCTGGCAATCTCTCCAACAGATACGCCAGCTTGACGCATCTTGAAAATACGTAAATCTCGCTCTGCTAGGAATTCTCTAGTCAGCGGTTTTTGTGAACCTGCCATACTTCTAGATTAGTTCATTTTCATGAATTCTAATGTCTCAAACGGGAACCTTACGGCCCTCTTCATCCTGATTGGCCATGCTCTGTTATCGCGAGCACCACGGAAGTGATTGACTTGATAAACGTACCCATCAAGAGCCATTGGGTCTGGAGTGAGAGAAATACCAAACTCTGGCCAACGCGACCATACAGATGAACCAAAAGGCCTGAGTTCGCGACTTGACGAGGTTGAACCGAGTGGAGCGTGGTGCTCAAGCCATAAGGCACAACCGTACACATCGCGAATTCTGTCCAAGAACTTTGCAACCTCTACAGCAAGAGCTTCGCTTGTTTTGTTTCCATTATCTACATAGGCTTTATAAAGCGGACCGAGAACAATCAATTGCGGCTTAATTTCTTGGCATAAACGCTCAACAAGCGCTCTGTCCTTGGAGCTAGTCAGGTCTAAACCTGCTGGCTGGATGTAAAGATGCGCGTCTAACTGTTTTGTCTTACCCATCTTCAGTGCTTCGCGCATGATGTTATTAGATGTTCTCTGAATAATGCGCTCTGGGTTCTCAAGGTCAATCATCAGGGTTGTGATTGGTTCCATTGGCTGAAATGTGAATGGATGGATTCCAGCAGCAGAGCAAATGGCCACCTGCCTAGCGAGCATTGTCTTGCCAACGCCTTCGGCTGCCACAACAATCACGCGCTCCTGCTTCTCTAGCAAGCCCGGAATAATCCACTCGTATCCTCTGTCCTTGTAGTCCTCTAAGAACTTCTGCCAGTTGTACAAACGACCAGTGTCGTCATCAGAATTCTGTGACATCGAGCTAAGCATTACGCTTACGCGATTGAGCATTTGCTCAAGACTCAAATCGCCATTAGAAACAACAGAAGTTACAACATCAAGAATTCTTTCTCCGACAGACTCTTCCTCTTCTGACTCAAGCTCTGCGGATTGTTGCGGAATTTCGTAATCAAGTTCGCTGAGTTCA